TAGTCTTGAGATCGTTCGCCTTAACAAAGATCTCCGGATTGAATTCCGGATTGATGCGCTTAACTTCTACTTCGTTGATCAGGCGCGTCAATGCCTCCGGCTCTGGAGGGCTCAGATCCGTGCGCGTAACCTTGGGAACATAATCATCCAACGCATCATCGGGAAGTTCCGTGCCGCGTGCTTCTCTAAACAAATCTTTTGCGCGAGACACGTTGTTCAGCATGTTTGCCAAGAACGTGGTGTTTTGAAGTTCTTGAGTTTGAAACTTACCAACTTGCGTTTCAAACTTTGCAAGGGCTGTGTCATATGCGGTTTCCAAAGGTTTTACCGCCGGATATTCTTCCTTCACAATTGCCATAGCCGAATTAAACGGCGTGACGTAATTGTTTATATAATCATTGACATACCCAGCATTTTCTGCTTTCATGCCGTTATAAATTCTATTCCATTCATCTTGCTGTGCTTTATTCACTCGCCGCTGATGTTCATTGTGAATTGTTTTATAAGGAATCCATTCATACCTATCCCATGAATCTTCGTGATCTTTAATATCTTTATTTAATTGCGCAACTATAGGTTGTACACGTGCTAGGTATACATCTGCGCCATCTGCGAGTGTGTTTGCTGTGCTCAGAGCATCCCCGTATCGCGTGCCCGGCCCAGCTATTTCGTCCAACTTTTTCCGCGCTTCGGACATCTCTTTGCCCGCTTGGATCGTAGGGGCGTCTTCATCAATATTAAATAAATCGTTGACAAATGGTTTGCCTAAAGATAGCACCGATCCAATCAAATTAGCCGAAAAGGCTTTAGACCCACTTTCCCCAGAAATCGCAGCGCCAAGTGCAGATCTAGCAGCACGCGTAAACGGATCTTTGGAATCCAACACACTTAAACCGGGCGTGTCTTTCATTGCCAGACTGATTGAGTCAAGCACTGAAGAAGCAAGCCCTGCGGACAATCCGCCTGTTAACAAAGCCTTAAGCGGATCTTCATTCCGCGCAAGCCCAGTAAATCCTGATTTAATTGCTCCTTCGGTGGCACGGACGATTGAGCGCCCCAATATTTCGCTAGTATCAACTAGCTTTGATACTTCTTTAGCCGCCAGTCCGCCCAGCTCTGTTCCTACCGCTTGCAACAGCCCAGCGCGTATATCTCCTTTGTTTAACGCAGTATTGATAAGCGTATTGCCAATCAACGCCGAGGCAATTGCATTACTTGATGCGCCAACCAGACCCAACACAGAAGATCCAACCGCAGCGCCCAAACCCGGGAAAGCAAGATTGACTGCGATTGAAGCTAACGCTCGCGGATTTTCAACTAACTGCGTAATGTTTTGTACAACAGGCTGTAAAATATTACTGTCTACCCAGCGCCCCGTACTACGAAGATCATCTTCCAGCCCGCCGCCAAACAAATAATCAAAAATGTCCATGTTTATTCTGCCTTCAATACTGCGGTCAGAATGATTGCTTTTTCATGCTGCATTTGGCGATGCTCAAGACCAAGGTCGTCGTAGACGCTTTCTAAAAACGACAGGTACTTAGGTCTAGGCGGGCAGATAACAAATAGCTCTCTAGCGCCGGTTCCTTGCATGAGCTTGACAAACTTTTTTAGACTTTCACGAAGCCCGTCTAGGTCATCAGCGGTATAGGCATGAAACCGTACCAGTCCTTTGCCGTTGCTTAAGAAGGTAAACAATGTCTTATCATCTTGCACCATTTGACCGCCCATCTGAAACATCGTATTGATGCGGCCTATGGATTGCTTGGCGGCAATGTTTCTGCGCGTAGCATCAATCTTGATGATTTCTTCAGGCGTCATGTTATACCGCGCTCACAAAGGACAGGGTTGCGACGACCGACGGAATAGACGGCATAGCAAAAGGCGAAGTCTGAACGGGGTACGCTTCCATAGCAAGCGCAGTATTGTTTACCGCAGCAAACATCTTAACGAAATCCCCGGCAGTAAGCTGCACGTAGAAGTTAGCCGCTGCGATTGCGTGCCCATCAACTCCGCCGTGACTTGAAACAATTGAAAACTGACTACCAGTTCCAACAATGTTAGTGCTGTTTTTTCTTAACCAAATCCATGCGTCGTGGATCTGAGCGGAAGTGTTCCGCCATTGCACGCTGAACTGGTAGTTGTAGATGCCGCTTACCTCAACCCCAATCCCGTTCGTCCCGTCGTTTGTGCAGGCAGATAAAAAGTCATTTGTATCGAACGTAATCTCGGTAGCGGTATTTGCTGTAAATGTTTTGTCTGTCGTCCTCTGTATGGCTGCGTAGGGGAAGTACAAGTTCGACCCCCCGGGAGGCAGATCCGGTAGCGGGGGACTGATAAGCGCGTTGTAGGACTGCGTAAGTCGGTTGTAGAACAACCGCTGAACGTTGTTGAGCTGATCCTGATACGGGCGGTCGTACGCCTCTCGCGCAAGAGGTAGCGCGGGTGGGGGCACTTTTTGAAGTACGGCGGAAGTCACCTACGTCCATCCGGTCGCATATCGAGACGGGGTGAACCGAGCTGCCACGTCACCCCAAGATCTGTTGACTCAACCTTAACAGACATCTGCCGTCCCCGCACCCTCGTGTAGATCTGCCCCGTAAATTCCTCCACAGGCAGCACCACCGTACGAGTGATGGTTCTGTAGCTTTGATTTGCCACCGAGTGATTGGCGTCTGTCGCTGCATTCACAGAGTAACCGGACCCGGAGTTTTGCAGCGGAAGCAGGTACATCGTGGCGCTAGGCGCGACGGCGGTAGAGTTGGCAAATGTCATGTCGGGCAACACCCGCCAGACAAACATGAAGTTGTGCCCGTCGTCAAGGTCAAACTGCGAAGACACAATGTACGCCGTTATGGCCGCAGGGGTGCCGTTGATGTTGTCGTCCAATCCTTCTTCGTGGTTCACGAGGTTGTTTTCATACGTCGCAGCCAGCGGGTAGTTACGCAGCCCAGAGTCCAACCACGCGGTACGCGCCATTGTGCCGTAATACCAGACATCTTCCATGTAATTGTAGATCGCGTAGCGATCAATTGCCATGGAGTTTGCCGAGCAGTAGAACCACCAGATTTCATTAAAACCTTCATTTGTACCCGCAAAGACTTGCGGGTACTGCGCAGTGTTGATGTCTTCAAAGATGTACCGACGCAAGTCACAACGCAACGGCTGTGTGCGTCCGTCGTACTTGTAGAACTTGTCCTTCCCCATCCAATACGACACACCGTTGGCGTAAGCCACTGCGTTCTGTCCTACGAGCGATATGTTGTCGCCCACCAACTGCGCACCCCACACGATAGGAGCGCCAACATACTGGAGCGAATACAACGCAGCGTCAGTCCACACCAGAATTTCCTGTCGAGATTGACTGGCCGTGATGATCTCTGAACCACGAGACAACCGCAGGAAGCCCGCTTGGTTTGTTGAAGCTGGAGTCCAGTTGTAGGGGTCTTCTTGGTCACACCACCGCACAAGCATGGGGTCCACCGTTGCCGAGGCGTAATCGTTGCACCCGAAGGCAAACACAAACCGGTTGATGTCCGACACAAGAATAAAGTTCTGTTTTGTCGGTACATCCGAAGCCCCGCCAAACGTATCCAAGGCGTAAGCATTGGGCAGCACACGACACGTGCCGACCGCCGCACCCGAAACGTTGATCAGCGCCCCAGACGGCGTAGCAGAAATATTGAACGCACTACCAGACGCGTTCCGCACGTAGTAAACCTGCGCAGGGTTGATGCCTGTAGGCATCGTGGCTCCACTGTCCGGTACAAAGCGAAGCGGCGTGCCGTTAGGGTATTCGGCAGCGGACGTGATGACGGTGGGGCTTACAACCGTAGCCGAAAACGTGTTTGCCCCGAACCCTGATGACGCATCCCAGTAATAGATACCCCCACCTCGGGGTCCAAAGATCAGGTCTTCACCGAAGTTGCTCTGACTCCATAAACGGATGGCATCAGTTGAGGCTTGCCCGAACCCCCACGTACCCGCACCCCACGGGCCTGCACCCCATCCAACGAGCGGCACAACTTGCGCGGGGCCAATGTTGATCTGATACACCGTGTAAACAGTGCCGCCCACGCCAGCGCCACTGGCCGAGGCGTTGGTACCTACGTCAATGGTGTATGTCGTTGCACCTGAGATGGTCAGTTGATACGGACCGTAGATGGTTACGCCATTGACTGTAATCGCGGGGTAAAACGAAACGAAGTCGCCGTCAATGTAGCCACCGTTGGCGTCAGTCACTTCAACGATTGGCGAGCCACTAAACGTCTCAAACGGATTAGTCAGCACCACATCATCGCGGAACGGCGTGATGTCGTTGTACGCGCCGCCAGACTCAAGATAAAACTTGAGGTTGGTACCCACCCCGATCAGGTTCACTCCACCGAGTGTTACCCAGTTCCACAAGGACCGGCACAGCCCCAAGAAGGTTGTACCGGAGATTCTTTGCCAGCCACCAATCTTTTCGGGTGTGCCTTGGCGAAAGCGAATCTTGTCGCTCTCGTACCAACCACCCTCGTTGGTGTACCGCGTGTTCTCGCGGTTGACCCCTGCCCTCAGCGTAAGTTTCTTTAGCGGCATGGCACGCTCTTAAAGCACCCCACCAAAGATTGGCGGCAGCGTCGTAACTTGTATGGCGACAGACTGTTTTAAGTTTAGCGTGTTTCCACAATCAGAGCACGTATCTGCATTCAATTCGGCGGCGTCCAGATCATAGCCGCAATGAGCGCAAACCGCCTCAACTTCATGCGCGGGCTCGATGCTGCCATCGGGCAGCGTTTTTGGGGGGTGTGACAGCTTCATGGTGTCTCCATTAAGTACAACGCTCTCTCATCATGCCTGCGAGTCACCAGCCCCGGCAACTCTCGTCCACCAGCCAGCGTCCACTTCTTGAACTCCTCCGCAGCTCCTTCGTGGTCTTCTCTATTGTGCTTCATACGGAGGGTGGAGTTCTGAAGGTTGCCTAGCCCAACATTGAAAGCGAACGAAGCGAGTGCCAGATGGCGATTGCTAAGAGGAACCACAGAACATAGTCTGAGTACCCCCGGAAGAAACCGCTGAAGATCTTCTTGAAGTAGCGCATCGACTTCCTCTTCGGTCAATCGTCGATCCCAACCTGCCGGTATAGGTAGCTCAAGTCGTCGATCAAACGGTACGCGCAGGTGAGAAGGATCGATGACACGACCCACACCGACAGTCCACAGACGAGCAGGACAACGATAGGGAACATAGCGTACTCCCTCGTGGTGCTTCAGCATTTTGATCAGCGCGTTCATTTCTTGCTGAACGCTTGGCTTCCGAACCAAAAACTTATGATTGACGCCCAGATGATCTGAGTGTCAGCGTCCCACAGATTAGCGATCACCTCTGCAAACGGGGTTCCCAGATGCCACGCATACGCCGCCCCGAAGATGTTGATGAAGCACAACAGGGCAAACATCCCGTAGGTGATGACCGGCCTTACCAGAGCGCGGGCGTTGATCACCCACCGGCTTGCGCCTTCGCCGATAGCAATATCGTGCGCGTACAGGGCTTGCTTCTCAGCCAAGGCGGTTTGAGCCATCGTCACCTCTGCACCGACCTGCAACTGATCTGTACGAATTTCCTCGACTCGCGCCTGTGCTTCAAAACCTGCCTTCCTGAGTTCTAGCTCCCTTTCAATCTGCATTTGAGCAAGGGCAAGTTCGTGCTTCTTGTCGGACTTGTCTTGAAAA